ATTTACAAATACTCTGCTTCGTTATATCACGATTAAGATAGACGAAGATTCACCCAAGATATTCGGTTTAGATCGTTTAGATTTGGAGAAACAATTTTATGTAGTTGAGGGCCCGTTTGATTCTATGTTTCTGCCGAATTGCATCGCAATGGCAGGATCGGATGTAAATTTGAAATCACATATTGAGATTTCAAGTGCATTGGATAATCATACAGGAACAATAGTTTTCGACAATGAACCTAGAAACAAAGAAATCATTTCTAGAATGGAAAAAGTGATTGATAATGGTTGGAATATTTGCATCTGGCCAGAATCTGTTACTTGTAAAGATTTAAATGACATGATTCTTGCTAGTATTCAAGAATCCAGATTAATCGAAATAATAAATATGAACACGTACAATGGTCTACTTGCAAAAACACATCTCACCATTTGGAGGAAAAAATGAACCCAACCAATCCCGCCGTCTTGCCTACACAATACCAACAATTTATTCATCTTTCACGATATGCACGATGGGATTACGATAAGAAACGAAGAGAAACATGGGGAGAAACAGTAGACCGATATTTTACTTTCTTTCAGGAACATCTTAAAGAAACATGTGATTATGACTTAGGAAATGGAATAGTCGAAGAATTAAGAGAAAATGTGTTGTCGTTGAACGTAATGCCTTCTATGCGATGTTTGATGACTGCTGGAGAAGCACTCAGAAAAGAGAATGTTGCTGGTTATAATTGTTCTTACGTAAAAATTGATACTCCACGTTCTTTTGATGAAATACTTTATGTTCTTATGAACGGAACTGGTGTCGGATTTAGTGTAGAGGCAGAACACGTAAATCATCTACCATTAGTTGCAGAAGATTTCCATCCAACTGATACGACAATTGTTGTTGCAGATTCAAAACTTGGATGGGCAAAAGCATTCAAGGAACTTTTGAGTTTGTTATGGACAGGTCAGATTCCAAAATGGGATCTTTCAAAAGTTCGTGGAGCCGGAGAACCATTAAAAACATTTGGTGGAAGAGCTTCTGGCCCACAACCACTAGATGATTTGTTTCATTTTGCATCAAGAATATTTCAAGATTCGGCAGGGAGAAAACTCAAACCCATCGAATGTCATGATATTGTTTGCAAAATTGCAGAAATAGTTGTAGTGGGAGGTGTTCGTAGAAGTGCTCTTATTAGTCTTTCAGATCTCAATGACAGAGAAATGAGATTTGCAAAACACGGAGAATGGTATAAACTTAATGTACAACGGGCACTAGCAAACAATTCAGTTAATTATAAAGAACGGCCCGATGTAGGGACTTACATGCGAGAATGGTTATCTCTCTATGATTCAAAGTCAGGAGAACGTGGTGTATACAATGGTGTGTCAGCAAAAAATCAAGTAGCATTATTAAATGAAAGGGAAAAAGATGGTAACGGAGGATATGTTAAACGAAGAGAACCTAGAGATGATTTTGGAACTAACCCCTGTAGCGAGATTATACTTAGAAGCAGAGAGTTCTGCAACCTTAGTGAATGCGTTGTCAGAAGACATGACGATGTTGAATCTCTTAAAAAGAAAGTCCGATCTGCAACAATCCTTGGCACATTCCAATCCACTCTTACCAACTTTAGATACCTTACCAAAGAGTGGGAAAACAACTGTACTGAAGAAAGACTATTGGGTGTCTCGCTTACCGGCATATTAGACAACCCATTAACAAATGGTAAAAAGAAGGGACTAGAACCCCTGTTAGAAGAATTAAGAAAGGTTGCATATGAAACAAACAAAGAATGGGCAGACAAACTTGGAATTTCACGGGCAGCCGCAATCACTTGTGTCAAACCTAGTGGTACTGTTAGTCAGCTTGTTGATAGTGCTTCTGGTATTCATGCCAGGCATAATCCTCATTATATCAGAACTGTAAGAGCGGACAATAAAGACCCCCTTTGCAAAATGATGAAAGAGGCGAAATTTCCAAACGAACCAGATGTTACTAAACCAGACCACACAACCATATTCTCTTTTCCAATGGAAAGTCCCAAAGGAGCCGTTTGTCGGAAAGACATGACAGCGATTGAACAATTAGACCTATGGACAAAATATCAAAAACATTGGTGTGAACACAAACCATCTATTACGGTTTCTGTTAAAGAGTCTGAATGGTTTGATGTTGGTGCATGGGTGTGGAACAATTTCGATTCGATTAGTGGTATTTCATTCTTACCTTTTAGTGAACATACATATAGACAGGCACCGTATCAAGATTGCACAAAAAAAGAATATGATGAATTGTTGGTCAAAATACCAAAAAAGGTAGATTGGTCAACATTGTCTAATTATGAACAGCAAGATTATACGATAGCATCACAAGAACTTGCCTGTTCAGCAGAAGGTGGGTGTGAAATTGTAGACCTTTAATCGGAGAGACATGGAAGTTGAATTGGATGTAGATTGTAATAATTGTAATGCGACATATACTATGATGTACGAAGCAGATGATATACAGATAAGACAAGAAGAACACGCATTTCATTGTGCTTTTTGTGGAATATTAATGGAACCATATTATGACGAATTTTTTGAAGAAGATTAGATTTGTCGCTGGAATTGATTATTCATTAACATCGCCCGCAGTATGTGTAGCAAAAATAGTTGATAATGAGATAAAATTTGAAAATTGTAAGTTTCATTTTTTGAAACAAAACAAGTCGCATAAATCATTAGGTAAGATATTTGCATATGATTATCCAGAATATACGGATGATATTGATCGGTTTAGTAAACTTGCATCGTGGACTATTGAATGTATTCGATGGTTTGATGGCCGGGCAGATGAAGTTTACTTGGAAGATTATGCATTTGCAGCGACAGGTAGAGTTTTTAATATTGGAGAGAATACTGGAATACTCAAAAAACAACTCAAAGAAGCTAGATTCAAATATGTTACGATCCCACCCACAGTAATCAAAAAACACGCCACAGGAAAAGGAAATGCCAATAAAGAGTTAATGTATGAAACGTTTTTGTCAGAATCACACGTTGATTTGAAGAGTCAGTTATCTCCAAAATCAACTAAAATTTCTAACCCTGTATCTGACATTGTAGATTCATTTTACATTTGTAAGACAGGATTTCACTTAAAGGAACAGTTATGCGAACCGAGCAAAACCCTTATCTAGTTGAAACAAAAAATGGTCAAATATTAAAATTTAGTAAAATAGATGCGGATAATGAAGCAGTAATTAAACAATTAGATGGTAATGATGTTGAGGTATATCATGATGGAAAACTTCAATATAAGTTACATGGCGTTGAGCAAGGTAAACTTTTTTAAAAAAGAACTTGACACTTTGGAAATAATTTGTTATAATAATACAATGGAAATAAAAAATGTTTGATAAAATCTTACAGGCGGTTCTAAAGTTTTTTGGAAAGAAAACACCAGAACCACCTACAGAAGAAAATAATGAATCTCTTGAGGCTCTTGAAAAAGTAGAGGCCCTTGATAAGATTGGAGAATCTTCATGAGTATGATGAAATTTGATGACTCTAAAATAGAAGAAATCCGAAAACGGAAAGAACAAGGGCTTCCGCCACCACCACCTGACGGAGATGTGGTTGAACAATCAAAGAATGCAAAGGGTGGAAGTGAGTTGATTTATCAAAGAGTCAAGGAGAGAGTGCCTGATGACCTCTGGAACTACTTTCAGGTCATTCTTTCAAGGGTTCGTGAATACGAAGATAAACCAAAAATCCTTTGGTTTCAGGACACATCGAAAGATCCAGAAGTACAATTTTTAAAAGATAAAACTTATCGTGACAAGTTTGTACGATTTGTATTTCCTTCTGATTGGTCACTTGAAAAATATAATATGGATCTTGATGTTGAATATGAAAAGAGTGTTGTTCTCAAAAACGCAATAGAACCAATTCCAGTACATACCAAACCAAAAGACGGCCCGATTCGACTTGCATATATTTCCACACCACATCGTGGACTAGATGTATTGATTGGTGCATTTAAAGCATTGAAGTTGGAGAATGTTGAACTTGACATATATTCAAGTTTTAAGATATATGGTTGGGAAGAACAAGACAAAGAATGGGAACCTCTTTATAATGCTTGTAAAGAAACACCAAATGTGAATTATCATGGAACAGTTTCTAATGATGAAATTCGGTCAGCATTACAACAAACACATATCCTTGCATATCCAAATGTCTATCCAGAAACAGGATGTATATCTGCAATCGAAGCAATGAGTGCAGGATGTATTGTGGTATGTCCAAATCTTGGAGTCCTTCCAGAAACGTGTGCAAATTTTGCATGGATGTATGGATTTGTTCAAGATAAGACCGAACACGCAAGGAAGTTTGCATATGTGCTGAAAGATGCAATTAATAATTTTTGGGAACCACCAGTTCAGGCTGGTCTTGCATTTCAAAAACAATATTATGATATGCACTATGACATTGATACTACTGCAAAACAGTGGACAATGATGTTAGAAACAATCAAGAATAATATTGAAAACACTAAAGAGAAAAAATCATAATGGCAAAAAAGAAAGTGACAATTGAACGTAAACCAATGAAGGTGAAACGTACTCGTAAAATTACAGAAGAACAACGTGAGGCGCTTCGAGAACGCATGAAAGAAATGCGTAAGAAGAGGAAACCAGCCGAATATAAAAATGTGAATGAACGTGTTCTCGCTCTTCCAGATGATGATAATTATTCTTTTAAGAGTGTTAAGGGATGGATTAAACACAATAAGGAAATGGTTGTTGCGTTGGGTAAACAAGGAAGAGGTAGACATGTTGGAGAAAAAGAACAAAGAAAAGCAGAATCGCAAGCCGCATCTCGTAAAGCATACATTCGATACTGTGAACATTACTTGAAAACTGGTGATTGGATTGGAATATTTTCGGGCCAAGATGAAGAACATAAAGTGGTTCCAAGATGTGTTACTATGGCATATTACCCTGACGGTACTCCTAAGAGGTCTGTGGGGGTATTCTATCCAGATATTA